AAAAAAGGTTCATTATGGGATAAGAATCAAATAAGACTATTTGATACTAAGGTTGATGTTTCTTTATTTGCTGGTTATAAAGAACCAGATACATTTGCAAATGCTAGTATTCTAAGTAGTGCAGGATATGCACAAATGTATATAAAAATTTTAGATAATATACAAGATGGTGTTGGAATTGCATTTTATGATGGTGCCGAATTAAGTGGAGAAATATTTGCAAATTCAACATTAGCACCTATACCAGGCAAAGCTTTTGAAAGATTTTTTAATCCTAATGGAACTACACAAGAAATTGCACGATCAATAACTTCTGCTATAAACAAAGGAATAGATGAAAACGTTAGATTTTTTACTGCATCATATAATGATAGCACTGTTTATATTAAATCACGATTTAGTGGATCAAGATTTAATCAATTAAATTTTAAAATTAATGTAGATTATCCAGAAATTTTTGATCAAATTAAAACTTATCCAGAAACTAATGAAATTACACCAGGTGCTAATTTTGTTGGTGGTAATAATACTAAGAATAGTTTACTTAAAGTTGAAAAAGGTGATCAAGATAGATTTATAAAAGGAAACTTTGTACAGACGAAAGGTGGCTTTACTGAAATAGGTGATTGGGTCCCTTATACACAAGAACCTATATTTGACGGTTTTGATACTATTATAGGTTATAAGGATATTGATAAATATGTAATCATAACATGCGATGATAATCAGATTATGGTGACTAGGAGTAATCAAGTTGCTCTTTATTCAGATTATAAGCCTTCATTTGGTAGATTTTCATTTTTTGATGTTAAAGATTTTGATGTTGATTTTTATAGTACTCTTTATAGCCAAGAAGGTGAATTAAGCTTTGAGTATGCTCAGTATAATCAATCTATAGAAGGTAGTAATCCACCGTCTTATGTAGGAATAAGTCAAAATCCAGAAATACGAAACTTTTATGATAATGGTGGGTTCTATAATTTAGTTGGATTGTTAAACGATGCAGAAGATCAAAACCCTGATGATGAATATATCCAAAGCGAATACATTAGATTAGAAGAAAACTTTTTAACTTCACAGGCTGCAATATCTAGAATAGTTCCTTATATAAATAAATGGGCGTGGATTAATGATGGTAAAGATGTAAGAAATCACCCTTATAGGTTGGACACAAGTTTAGCTTTTGGTTTAAATAATTTTGCACCATCTAAATATGATAAAGTACAAGAGGCTAGTGGATTTACACATGAGTGGTATTACTTATCTGAATTCCCTACATATTTTACAAAAGATGCAATTGAAAATTCATGGAGTTATATAGATAAAGCTCCTGTTGATAATACACCAGAAAATTTAATTACTGGGCAGGTTTTTGTACCAGGTACATTCCAAAATGTTAATAAGAATTATTTTGATGATTATTTTATTATAGAAAAATTTACTACTGGTGGAATTACTGAAATAGATAGACAATTAAGATATGGTAGATTTAGCGGTGGTGACGATCAAAATTTTTCTGAGGCGTTTTTAAGAGGTGTTAGGATAATTGCTAAAGAGAAAGCAATAGGAAGTGAAAAGCCTGATTTTAATGCACAGTCATTAAGCTATATAACAAATGGCAATTTTAATGATTATAGATTTTCTGCTATCTTAGTTCCTAATTTAAATGGTACACCTAATAGCCAAATTAAGTTTATAAAAAATGATAAGTGGAAAACTATTGTTATGCTTATTTCAATAGAATATGCATATACATGCTCCTCTTATACAAATCCTAACTCTATAGATAGGACTACTTTGTATTCTTTAAATAGTTCGTTTAATGTAAACTCAGATTGTGAGCCTATTAAAATAGGTGATAGTTTTGATTATACTGATGGAATCTTAAAAGGTGCAATAAGCTTTAATCAATCAACGTTAAACCCAGGAACACAACTATACACTATTATTGGCCAACCTAATCAAGATGGCCAGCTTCCTGATTTTTTAAATGATATTAGAATATTAGAAAATGGTACTTATGGCCAAATTCAGTTTACAGTAGGTGGTATAAATTATGTATGCGATGGTATCACTGAAGTTGTTAGTTCTAATAAATTTACGTGTAGCATAGTTTCTGCAAATGGAGTACCGGGTGTTATCTTACCTACACCTAGTCCTAGTAGTTCACAATTAATACAAGCCACTTACACAATTAAAGATAGTGGATATTTTGAATTTATTAATAGATTAAATGCAGTTGGCTTTGGTGAAATATTTGATGCTGTTAATGAAGGTAATCCTAATATTATTTATGAGACAATTAATGTTGATGGTACACAAGTAAAAAATTCTGATGGTACATTAGCACAAACTTTTAGTATCACACTAAGAGCACAGTCTGATATACTTAAATCTGTTTATGTAGGCGTTTTACCAGATCCTGCTAAACCAACTGAGTTTAACTTAACTGATGTTATAGGTTATGATTTATCTTTACAGCCTGATCCTAATGTAACTCCTATTGCTAGACATGCTGGATATTATTCACCTTATGCATTGCCTTTACTTTTCTTTAGAGATCCTTATATGAATATAGATTTTAATGAAGATGTTACTGGTGGAAATACAGGATCTACTAATATCCCAGACGCTGAATATAAATTAAAGGTATTAGAATTATGTAAATATAAAAATACTCAATTTCATAGTCAAGATTTAAGATTTGGGCAAATACAAAATTTCTTTTATCATAAAGTAAATGAGCAAGATCCTTCAACTATTTTAGAGCTTTCTAATGATAGTGCATTTCCTAGTCTCTATCCGCTTATTAACGAAATAGGAATTGATTATAAAGATTTTTATACATTTTCTTCTAACTGGGAACCATCCTATTTTATTAAAAGTATAGATAAAACTTTAATAGAGCCTATCATAGGTACAAGATCTATGAAAGAAAGAAAGTCATTTTTTGGCTCTAAATATTTAAAAGTTCCAGAAACTATTATTCTAGAAACATTTCAACCTGACCCTTTTGTAAAAGCTGCAATTAAACAGCCTAGCTTAATTCAAGGAACATTTATGTATCAAGATATTGCTTCAGTTACAGTAAATAAGCCCGTAATAAAATCTGCAGGTACCGCTCAGCTTAATGCAATTAAGAAAAAACCGTCTCCTCCTATAGTAACTTTTTATCTTTTTATCGAAAAGAGATTAATTGAATACTTATTTGAACCTATCAAAAAAGAATTTTTAAAATATGTAAATCCTTTATATGGATTTGGTGATTTAGAAACTTTAGATGATGATGTGAGACAATACATTAGAGAAAATATATTAAAGTTATATAAAGTAGAAGAAATTAATTTTTATACTTTAGCAAGTAGAAATAAGAGTAGTGATACATACACCACGGCAGAGTTAACAGACTTACAAAAGGTAACTTCTGGATTAACTATTAATGAAAATGTTTCATCAAAAACTTTGAATACTAATCCATTTGATTTAAGGCTAATATATAATAAAAGAACAGGTTTCTCTGAATCATATGGGTTCAGCGTTACTATAGTTAAAAAATAATAAAGAGAAATGCCAATCACTATACAAGAAATAATAGCATCGGATACTATTTCGCAGTTGGTCGATAAGACTAATTTTAATTTTGATCAAATATTACTGAATGGTGGAGGGCCAGCCGGACCTAAAGGTGGTCCTGGTCCTACAGGTCCTGCAGGTGGACGAGGCCCAAAGGGTACTACTTGGTATGAAGATAATTCTAGTGTATCACCAGGAGTTAGTCCAAACGATGTACCACCAACTCCTAATCCATTAGAAGGTGATTATTATTTACAATTTGATGGCCAAGTATGGGAATATAACGGAAATGCTTGGGTATTAACTAATATAGATTTACAGGGCCCTGCTGGTTTACCAGGATCAGGTGGTGGTTTTGGATTATTTACAGGTGCTCCTATATTTAATCAACAGAACATTAGATATAATGGACCAGTAGGAGCAGGAAATGGTGCTACTACTATTAATGAAGGTGTACCTTCTATTATGATAGGAGGTGTTGCTGAAGGTACACCATCTTTAGCTGGTATTCCTTTTACATCTTCTTATATAGTACCTCAAGATATTACAATTGGTAACGGTTCTGATAGAACTTCTTTGCTTATTCATCAAAAAAATTCAAATAGTAGAGGAATTGTTTTTCATGGTGGTAAATCTGCAGGACTTAATGATAAATTTGAACAAACCGATCCTGCTCTATTAACCAATATATCAATTGCACAAGATGATAGGTTGGTATTTAATATACCTAAACCTGCAACACTTCCTGCTAGTCAGGTTGATATGATAGGATTGCAAGTAACTGCCCCTCAAAGAGCAATTGATATTTTTGCAGGTTCAGCTGTAACTATACAATCCGGTGCAGGATTATCCGGCCAATTTGGTGATGGTAGTTTATTAATGAAAGTAGGTGTTGCAGGTAGTGCATCAGGTAATATGGCTGAGATAGCTACGTCAGGTACACAAGGGCAAACATTGGCTCAATACGGATTTGGAACTAATGGTGGTGGTGGAAAATTTATTTGGTTAGATCCAACCACGGCACCAGTTAGTTATACAGGTACACAGCAATGGGTTGCTGCAACTCAAAGAATGATAACTCCTATAGGAAATGATAATAATATTGAACTTTTATCTGGTGGAAATATTAAAATATATGCAAACGATGGTGTTGGTGGAGGACAGGCCGGTGTGCAAATAGAAGGAGCACAAAGTGGTGTTCGTCTATTAGCTAAAGGTGGTGTTGCGCTATTAGAAGCATCATCTAATAATCCTGCTACAGCCCTTAATAATATATTAATTGAACAAACATCAGAAAGACCTAACTCGTTAGGACCAGGTGGTGAACTTTATATTATTTCAGGTACACAAACAATTCTTAGAGGAAATTCTAATCAACCTGGGTCAGGTCCATTCTCACAAAGAGGGCCAAGTATTGTTTTAGATTATAAGGCTACTGGATATGCTGGAATTTCAACACCTCATACTAGATTTGTAGGTAGACAAACGTGGGTTGCACAAGGACAAGGATCTTCACAACCAATTGATAGTATACAAAAGCGTGCTAATTTAAACGGAATATTAGAAGGGATATACAATTATACTCAAGTGGCTGATGCTGTTCCTGGTTTTATGGTTGAAGCAAATACATTTGTCCCTATTTCAACTAACCAAGGCGATAGTGGTAATATAGCTACTAGAATAGCTGATGAAATGACTGGTGCTAATTCATTTGATCCAACACAATTAGAGCCACTAGGTTATCCAAAAGATGCTTTTGATAGGTCAATAAGTATACAGTCATTTAATGGACAGTTACAGACTCCTGGTATACCAACCGGTAATAATTTTAACTATGGTGTTGGTAATGAACAATTTTTCAGTTTTAGTCGAAATAAGGTTTCATGGGCTACCCCTTGGGTACAGAACAGAAGCCAAGAAAAGAATAGTGGTAAAAATTATAATCCAACTACAGATTTAACTAAGGATCAATCTAATAGTGCAAATATTAATAATACTCAGAGGTATGGTTTTAATACTTTATCAAAATTTAGCCCTACTAATTATGCAGGTATGCCAACACAGGATGATCTTGCAACATCTCCATCATTGATGACAATAACTTTTGCGCCATCTAATAATGAGACCCCACTAATAGGTGGTCCGACAAACCCAGCTGATATATACCAACCTGAATCCCAACCGTTGGGGCAGTTGGCAAGACCAGCAGATCCTCAGGGACCAGTTGAATATGATTGGACTGCTAATAGTCCTCAAGGAGGTTTTTATTTTCCAGTAGGTGCGTATCCTGGACAAAGACTGATGGTAATATTTAGACATTATACTACTAGCTACACACAAAACAAAGTAGGCTCATCTGGATTGGACCAATTATTATCCTATGGTGATATTGAGGTTTTAATCCCAACGCTTAGAAGAAGATCCTATCTTACTAGTGGTGGAAATGCAGGAAATGGTAATTGGACAAATTGGTATGGAACATTGGCTCCATCATATCCAGGTTTACCTGTGAATGCGCTTGGCTATGTAGCAGTTAATTTAAATATAGATTTTAATGGTGGTCAGCGAGGCCAAATGCAAGAGCAAGTATTTGAATTAGTGTGGGATGGTACAACAACTAAAATGACCAATAATGGGGCAGGAAATCTTGCTAGCTTTCCAAGCCCTGCACAACCAACTGGATCTTTGGTAGAAGTTCAGTATGGGTGGCAGATATTAAACAGAAAGCTAACACCTATTAATGGTAGTCTTTCTCTGGCTGGAAAATATCCATGTTCAGGAAATCCGGCTGTATGTATACCATACCCTTAATATAAACATTTAAAGAAAAATTTAAAATGACAAAAAAAGAAATAAAAGAATTAAATAGTTTTATAAAAAGGTATAGGGAAATACAACTTTCCTTAGACTTAATGCAAAAAAGTATTGAAAGTTTAGCCAAGAAAAGAGATGGCTTATTTCAAGAAGTAGACGGCATGAAATTAAAAGAAAAAAAGTTCATGGATAAAATTACAAAAAAATATGGGGCATCTGAGGTTACACCTAATAAGCTGCTTCCTTTTATTGAAGAATGATACTGATAGCTAAAAATATTCTTGGTATTTTAACTGATCCGAAAAACACCAGGATGTTTTTACTCGGAGGTATCGGTGTACTTTTATTTTTGCTGTTAAGGCAATGTAATGAAACTGAAAATGCTAAAGGTGAAGTTACTCGTATCCAAAATAATTTGGTTGCTGCTAATGACACTATTCGGAATTATGTAAATGAAAAAGGCGAATCTGTTGGTGAAATTAAAGGTTTAAATTTATCTTTAGAAGAACTGAGAGATAGTTTAGAGTATGAAAAAAATAGACCGCCTATAACAGTAGTTAAATATAAAACTATCGTTGAGGAAAAAATTGTTGAAGTTCCAGTTAAAACAAAAGATACTGTAGTTAAACAAGGCAATAAAGAATTTAAATCAATTTTAAGTTTTGATTCTAAAGGAGAATGGGGCAAAAGCTCTAGATTAATTGATGTATCATTGCCGTATACTTTAAATGATAGTTTAATTTTTGGATCTGCAAATATAGGATTAAAACAAAACATTTGGTTAGATGCAACCCTTTCACAGGATATTAAAACCAAAGAGGTATTTATTAAATTAACTTCTGATTATCCAGGAACTACATTTAATAGTACACAAGGAATAATGATTAATAAAAAGAGCTCTGCGTTTAAAAGCTTACAGATGGAAAACCGAAAGCCGTTTGGATTAGGTTTAAATATGGGAGTAGGTATAACAGGCCAAGGAACTTTTGGACCATACATTGGTGTTGGTGTTTCATGGAACCCTAAGCTTTTGCAATGGTAAATAAATAGAATAGAATGGAATCATCAAGGTTTATACAAATATCTGAGCAAATACTTATAGAGTATGTCTATACAAGTCAAGCTACACCAACGACATTTAATACGGCTAATTACCCTATTGAATTAATGAGGGATGCTAATACTCAAGGTACTTACTTTTTTAATACCGATACTGTAGTTGGTACAATGGGTAATGATAGAGACGGTTCAGCAGTTTCTAACAATAAAACTCGAACTCAGTATGTTTCATTAGATACAGATATTGGTGTACCTTATAATGATTATAGTCCTGAGTTAACTGATAGCGTAGATTTATTGCAAACATTTGCTCCTCAGTTGGATATTGCATATGATAAGGTAAGGGTCCATTTTGTAGCAGGTTTTAATTTTGAAGGTTTTGACGGAATTGTATTTGAAGTATTAACACCAAGGAGAGATGGGGTTATGATGAATTTAAGTTCTATTAATTTCTTAAAAACTGATACTCCTACGTTTAATCCAGACCCTTTATTATTAGCTGATAAGTTATATGCTACTTTTATTGAATGGAGAGTTCCTTCTTTATTCTTTATGAATAATGCATTTGATCCAGCAGACTCTAATGGATTAGCCTACCGTATAACTGAAGGCCAAGGATTTATTGGTACTCCTCCAATTACGTTGAGAGCTACTGGTATATATGAAACTATTGTAGAGAATTCATATAGCTTCTATGAAATGGAAGAAATTAATTCAGTGTCTATTTTAAATAGAGACATCTATGATAACTTATATGCTGAAGTAAAGCAATCAACAGCCGGTGATTATTATGAATTATCAGGGCAAGTAGTAGGATCTACGTTTAGTAATTTTATTGCACAACTTAATTCATCAGGTGGACAGTATGTTGTATTTCATGAAATTAGCGTAACTGAGCAGATAGGTGTTACATTTACACAGACAAGCTTTCAGGTATTTACGCAGGATAATGATTTTGATGAACCTATATTATTTAGACCTATAATTAAAAATGCAAATAGTGCTATTTCTTTTTCTATAAATTATGTATTAAGACTGTACAATAAAGCTGATGCTACACAAATAATTAAAAATGCTAACTTAACTTCATTTGAGGCTCAAAAATATGGACCACAAATGTTAACTATTAACTTAGGCGTTGTTCCTACTGTAGCTAATGTTTACAATCAGATTAATAATGATACTGGAAAACAAATAGTAGTTGGCGGTGGAAGAAGTGATACATTAAATGTTGATACAACTGAACAAATAGTTGAAAAATTAGTTGTTAAGACTTCATATGTAACAACATTTAGAGATAGAATAAAAGTTAAAGTAACAGCATCTCCTGTAAAAGTAGAAACAATAACAGAAGATGATAGTGATTCTTTATCAGCTACGATTGAATAATAAAATAAAAAATGGCAATAGAAACTAACATATCATTAACCAAAACTGAAAAGCAGTATTATCAAAGGTTTGTTAACTTAGCAGTTAATGACAAGCCATTACCACAGGGTGATGCAACAATTAGGATAACACCTTTTGATGATTATTATCTTTTTACTATATTTGATGAAATTGAAGGAGCGGATACTCCAATAGATTTAAGTAATGTTGGCGATCTTTATTTAAACTTTATTGGTGAAAATGATGACATAGATATTAAAAACCATACACAAGTTGCTGAAGTAGATTTAGCAAAAGGTGAAGTTTTATTTAGAATAACTAGAGATGATAGCAAAAAGATCCTAGCATTAGATAACAATAACTTTTATATTTCTACAAAGATGGTTGATCCTAGTGATGGGTCTACATCAGATGAATCTGTTTTATATCAAGGCTTATGGTTAGCAGTTGATGATGCAAATAGAATAACTTTACAATCTCAGATTGAAGAACAGAGATTAGAATATACTATAGAATTAGCTAGACTTAAAGATGAATTAGAACAGTGCAAGGCAGAAAATGCAGAACTTTTAAATGGTGCAGCTGAAGATGATGCAACTATTGCTGCATTACAGGCTAGTAACTTAGAACTTACTGATGAAGTTGCAAGACTATCTGCCGAATTAGGATCTTCTAAAAATGCATTTATATTAAAGTCAGCTCAACAGGCGCAGGCATTGGCTGAATTACAAAAATTAAGAAGACAGCAAACTCTTGCAATAAAGCAGAAGGCTATAGTGGCTCAAACGAGATCTAAAAGAAAATATTTCTTTAGGCTATCTGCAAAAAACTTACAGAGTTATACTACACGAAGAAATCCAATAGGAAGGCCAACTAATAAGTTTTTTGGTTCTCTAGGTAGAGGTTTTAATAACCCTTTCTTTGATCGTTTATAATAAACAAGAATTATGATATTAAGCGCTAGAAATAATCAATTTAAATTTGACTTCCCAAGGAATTTTATACCTAAAGAAATATCTGATAAGTATAAACCTTTTTTAACTAGGATACCTGGTGGTCTTATTAAAGAACCTATTGATTATTGGAACTATGGAATACAATCAATTAATTTACCAGGGCCATCTTTTGATCCTGTAGTACAGGCAGATTATCCAGGTAATCAGCGAGCATTTAGATCAAGCTTACCTAAACAAGAATTATTTGATAAAACATTTACTGTTACTATGCAGGCATTTGATGGTTATGTTAATTATTGGATGGCTATAGAAATGTTTGACTATTATTATAAGTTAAGTGGCAAACACCCATATTTACCAGAAGGTGTTGGTGTACAAATGTTAGATTCTGATGGAACTGTATTTGTAACAGTCCAATTAAAAGATATGTTTATTTCAAATATTGGAGCATTAGATTTAAACTTTTCAAGTAACACGATTGAATTCCAAACTTTTGATATGACATTCTCTTATAACATTCTAGATGTTGTTGTTAACATAACCTAATATATAAATAAATAAAGTATAGAAATGAAAACCTTTAAAGACTATTTACAAGAATCTTATAATGAATCAGTTGATATTCAAAATTTATTAAATGAGTCTCATGATTTAACAGAAGAACAAGAAGCTGCAATTGATGCAACTGTAGATAGAATAATGGAAGCACAAAAAGCTGGTAAGAATTTAGAAGATTGTGTTGAAGAAATTATTAACGAAGGAGTTTTAGGTTCTATCTTTGGTGGTCTTACAGGTTTTGCATTAGGTAAGACTATAGGTAAAGCAGTTGCTAAAGTATTAGGTGTTACTAAAGGAGCTCTTTATGATTTATTAACCTCACGTCTTGTAGGTGCTGCATTAGGTGCAGTTATCGGCAAGAGAATATAATTAGAATGATCCACATAGGAATTGATTTTTCATTAAATAGTCCAGGTGCTTGTGTAGAAACAGCTGATGGCAAATATCACTTTATAACTTTTTTTAATTACGGAAATCGTATATGGGATGAAGAAGGTAAAAAAATACCTAAAGCATTCTCAGTACATAAAGAGCTTATGGATGATTCTGCATTATTAGGTTTTCCATATAATAGAGAAGTTACTAGTAAAGAGTTTTTACCTAGAGAAAGGCAAAAGTTAGAAGACGCTGGAAATATTAGTTCTTTAATGGTAAATATATTTTCTACGTTGTTTGATGGCGATAATGTTAATGTAGCATTAGAAGGATTTTCTTATGGATCAAAAGGTAACTCATTTATAGATATCATTCAATATAATACTTTTTTAAGAAAGGAATTAATAGATAAGTATTCAATAAACAATCTTTCTGTTTTTCAACCTTCTCACGTAAAGAAATTAGCAGGCAAAGGAAATGCAAATAAACATTATATGGCTAAAGCATTTCAAGATGATGTCCTTAATGATAAGAACCTAAGGAAGACTAAACTTTGGAAATGGTGCCAAGGAAAAGACTTCAGCATTAAAATTCCTAAACCCATAGATGACATCGTTGATGCCTACTTTATACTTAAAGCCTTAAAGGCTACTAACTAGATACTTTTCTAACATTGAATAGTTAAAAATTATATTGCAACTTAGAAATTTTGTTTCAGCTTTCTATAAAAAAAATTAAAATAAAATGATAAAACCTTTAGGAAATAGAATATTTGTAAAAAAAGATGGACAACCAGAGAAGAAAGGTAACATAATTTTATTAAAAAGCGAAGGTGCATATGCCCCACCGTATTCAGGTATAATCACAGGAGTAGGTAAGGACATAGAAGATAAAGATTATAAAATAGGAGAAAGGGTATTATTTCATGATACAGCAGGTAGCGAAATTACAATTCAAGGAGAAACTATATTTTTTATACGCGAGAGCGATGTCACTGCAATTATAGAAAAAAATGTTCAGATAGTCTGAAACAAACTGACTTAGGGGATATATAATAAACAAAGGAATCAATAATATTTTGGTTCTTTTTAAATAGGCGATAACAAGGCGAAGTAAATAGGCATTAAAAAATTAAAAGGCGTTTTATATACGGAGTTTTGTTATCATTAAATAAATTAATAACAAAAAAAAGGCAATTAACATGGCAAACGAATTTGACATTTTTAACGTAAGTGTAAAAGATTTAGACACTGGTGAAAGACCATCTTCTGCAGGAAGTGATCTTTACTCACCTAAACCAGATCAAGGACAGGACGGAACTTACCGTTCTTTAATTAGGTTTCTACCTAATGCTAAAAACCCAAGAAAACCATTTGAAAGAAAGTATGTCTACTGGCTAGAAGACAGAGAAGGAAACGGCTTTTTCGCTGACTCCCCTTCAACGGTTGGAGAAAAATGTCCAGTACAGGATATGTTCTTTAAACTAAGAAACTCTGAATCTGCTGTTGACAAAAAGATGTCAGAAGGTTTAAAGCGTAGAGAAGTATTCTATGCATTGGTACAAATTATTAAGGATCCACAAAACAGAGATCTTGAAGGACAAGTTAAAGTTATGAAATTTGGTTATAAAATTAAAACCAAAATTGATGAAGAACTGAATCCTCAATTCGACGAACCTACTCAAGTATTTGATCCATTTGAAGGAAAGAATTTTGAATTGGTTATTTCAAAGAAAGGTGGATATCCTAACTATGACTCAAGTAAATTCCACGGTAATAAATCAGCAATGGAAATTAATGGTGAAAAAGTTACTGATACGGATGAAAGCCGTAAAGCAATTTTAGATTTATTAAAAGATGCTCCTGATTTATCAACATGGGGTTACAAGGCATGGGATGATACAATTAGAGGTAAAGTAATGAATGTACTTTCTCAATTCACATCTCCTGGTGATTCTATCGCAAACATTACAGCATCTAAACCTGCTCCAGTAAACACTCAAAAAACTGAGGCTGCTGCAACCGTAGCAACCACAGAAACAAAGCAAGCTGCTCCAACTGAAACTAAGAAGGAAGAAAAGGCTGATGACTTTGATGATTTTATTAATGGGTTAGATCTTTAATTATAGAGTATGGCAGAAGTAATAATATCTTCTGAAATGAAAGCTCGGATCATTGAGAAGGTGGTCCGAGTTCTTCATACTCAACATTCTCATCCAGAGAAAAGAAGATTATTAGAAAGTAAAGGTAGGTTAAATTTTGCATGCCCTTATTGTGGCGATTCTCATGATACTCCACGAAAAAAGAGAGGTAACATTTATTGGAATGATTTATATTTTCATTGTTACAATTGTTCTGCTCATGAGAGTTTAGATACTTTCTTAAAAGATCATAATGAAAACTTTGAAGGTGATGATAGAATCAATGTAATTAATTACATAAAGGAAAACCGCAAACATTTTTCACTAGGTGAAAATTTAGACTTTTATCTTTTTGATAAAGCAAAAGAATTAGCATTATCATTTGATGAGCTTATAAACGGATTTAATGTTTATCCTATAAACACCTTAACTTATCAGGCATATCCTTATTTAAAAAGTAGACTATTACACCATAAGACTGATAGGTTTGGTTTTGATCCAAGAAGAAAAGAATTATATGTTTTTAATTTAACACCTGAAGGTAAAATATTAGGTTTTCAAACTAGAGACTTAGGTAATAATGGTGGTCCTAAATATAAGACTTGGAATATAGAAAGAATATATGATAGGTTAAAAATACCATTGGAGGTTACTGAAGAAGAATTAGATAACTTAAATAAAATATCAATGTTGTTTGGAATATTAACCGTTGATATGTCAAGAGACTTCTCTATTTTTGAAGGTCCTATTGATGCAATGTTTATGAATAATTCTATAGGTTTAACTGGAGTTAAAAAACAGATAATTGAATTTAATGAAATACCAACTGCAAGGTATTTCTTTGATAATGATTTAGAAGGTAAGACTAGAATGATTGAAAAATTAAAGTCTGGTCAAACTGTATTTATGTGGGATAAGTTTTTAAAAGACTTTAACATTCCACAAAGAAAGGTAAAGGATTTAAATGATCTAGTAAAATGGGAGTATAAAAATAGAACTGGGTGCTTAAACGACTTGGATAAATATTTTACAAACAACTCATTAGATATAATTTTTATATAATGGGAGTAAAAAATTATAACACATTTGTGACTGAAGAAATAGATGATTTTTATAAAGACTTAGAAAGTAGTAATAAAAAACTTAAATTATTTTCTACATTTACTAAATCTACATTAGACGAAGTAAAAACATCTTTCTCTTTACCTGAACCTAAAAAGAAGTTTCAGCCTAAAGTAAAAGGGTTTAAAAAGAGTAATAACAATAAAGGTATATTTTAAATGGAATATAATGATACTGCTACAGGTGAGGCTAATGAAGAATTAGCAACAAGACTAGCTAATGATAGAGATAATTGGAAAGAAAAGATAAGTAATTTAGTTTCTTTGTTAAAAGATATGAATAAGCTATCTGAATGCCAAGTAACAATGCTATCTTATAGACAAATTTTATTGGATAAAATTACTGATTTTAAAACAACCAAGCATAAAAGACAAGCGGCATATGATAGGTATTACAAAATTAAGTATAGGGAATATTCTATTGATTATGATGTTAAATTAACAAGCGGTGAAAAGGTTGCTTTTATAAAGGCAGACTTATCTCATTTAAGAACTCAAATGGAAATGTTACAATCTCATATGGATTATTACCAAGAATGTATAAAGACATGTGATAACTTAGCTTTTGCTATTCGAAATAGAATTAGCTTAGATGATAAAGAATACTAATGGAATTATCACTCTCGGAAAATAAAAAGTTTTTAGTTATTGATTCATGTACTGAATTGGAATATGAACAACTAAAAAGCAGTTTAACTAAAAAGATTGAAGGTTGGCGCTTTCACCCTTTAGTTAAAAAGAGAGTGTGGGATGGTAATGTATCATTCGTAAAAAGAAATAAAATTCCAGCTGGGTTATGGAAAGAAATTATTGATATATGTAAAGATTATGATTTTACATATTCATTAAATAATATTACCAATATTTTTGATACTGAAATAAAAGAAGATGAATTTAGAGAATGGGTTTCTAAAATTTTTGAAAAGCATCCAGATTTTAAGCCTAGAGAATATCAAATTGAAGCTGCATTTAAAATTTTAAAATATAGAAGGTGTTTAGCTGAGCTTGCAACATCAGCAGGTAAAACTCTAATATCATTTATGGTAGTTGCATATTTAATGGATGTTTTAGGTAAGAAAAAAATCTTAATGATAGTTCCTAATGTAAATTTAGTATTACAGGCTACTGGCGATTTTGATGAATATAATAAATGTGGAATTCCTTTAAAGACTCAACAAATATATGCAGGTGTAAAAATAAGAAAGAGCTCAAACTTAGTAATTGGTACATACCAATCTTTAGTTAAAAAAGGAGAAGACTATTTTAAACAATTTGATGCCGTCTTTGTAGATGAAACTCATAAAGCAAAAGCTAATTCCATTCAAAAGATAATGGATAAATGTTGGCATTGTGATTTTAGATTTGGTTTAAGTGGAACTATCCCTAAAAGAGGAACTGTAAACAGATTAAGCTTAATGTCAGCAATGGGTCCTTTGGTTACTCAAGTAAAAGCAAATTATTTACAAGACGAGGGGTACATAGCCAGTTGTAAAGTAATGCAACTTCACATGGATTATGCCACCGATGAACAAAAAGAATCATTTTCTTTTCTATCTAAAAATCCACATGATAGACAAAGATTATTTGGATTAGAACAAAACTTTATAAATCAAAGTGAAAAGAGATTAGATTTTGTCTGCCAGGTAATTAAGAAGTCCACATCAAATTCCTTAGTACTTTTTCATAAGATTGCATACGGTGAAAAACTATATAATAAATTAAGGCATATAACAGACAAGAAAGTATACTATGTAGATGGTTCTGTTAATGTAGATATAAGAGAAGAATTTAAAAGCCGTATGGAAAAGAATGACGATGTTATTATTGTAGCATCTTATGGTACATTAACATTTTCTTTACTGAAAGTTTTAAGTCTGAAGTTATAATTAGACAAAGTATAGGTAGAGGATTGAGAAAGCATTCATCAAAAGATGTCGTAAAAATTTATGATTTTATTGATGATTTTAGATATAAAACCGAAGATCACGACTGGGTTAATTATATCTACCGTCATGGTATTGCCAGGCGAACAATATATAAAGAAGAAAAGTTTCCATTCGAAGTTCAGAATATCAGATTCTAATATAGAATATCTTTTCACTAAGACATGGATATATAAAAAAAATAAAAATAACTAAAATGAAGTCAATCAAAAAGTTTTCTGCAATTTCTGCTAAAGATCAACCGATCACAGAGTCTGCAAAAGTAAGCCAAGAAGCTGTTGAAGAATTGATCAAAAAGATTGGTTTTGACAGTATAGAAGAATTAAAGAAAGAAAAAGATCTTCTTTCTAAACTCGAATCATTAGCTAAAAGTTCTGCTAAAAAAGATGACATCTCTGAAGATGAAATCGAAGAAGATAGAGCTGAGGATATCGAAGACGAAGTAAAAGCCAAAGGTACTCCTAAATCTTTAGAAGGTACAGAGGATAAAGAAGGTGAAGAGGAAGTAATTCCATCTGATTCTGAAGTAGCTGAAGAGGAAGAGGTAGAAGCTGAAGAAGAAGTAGAAGAGGATAGAGCTGAAGATATCGAAGATGAAGTATTAGCTATCGGCAAAACTAAATCTTTAGAAGATAAAGAAGGTAAAGAAGTTTCACCAGATCAAGAAATTACAAAAGAGGTTCCAGCCGAAGCACCAGAAGTTGAGGATAAAGGTGGTGTAGATGTTGAAGATGATGATTCTGAAAATGAAGAAGTTGAAACTCCAAAAGCTACTCGTAGAATAATGGCCTTTGAAGATTTTGTAAAAGAAAAGGAAGAAACTATTAATAAGAATATTAAATATCACGATGATGATGAAGAGCCAGAAGATTACGCTGTTCCTGTAGCTGCATCTGCTGATCCATTAGCTGAAGCAAAAGTTAATGAAGATGACGATGATGATGAAGAAAAAGGTTCTGATGATGAAAGAAAAGGTGATGAGCTAGAAGATAAAGGCGATAAGAAAGTTGATTCTGAAGATGACAAAGAAAAAGCAGACCATTATAAAGGAGCTGTTAAATCTGATGATAAAGAAATTGATGCTTTAAAGAAAGATGTTAAATACGACAAAGAAGAAGAGGAAGATGCTGAAAAGAATGAATCTACTATTATGTCTTTTTCTACTTTTGTAAATGAAGCTTATGACAGAGTTGTACTAGGTGGAAATAAAGGTGATAAATCTAAAACACATGATGGTGAAGATTACGAAGATGAGGATGAAGTAGAGGAAAAGTATGACAGAGTTGTACTAGGTGGAAATAAAGGTGATAAATCTAAAACTCACGATGGCGAGGATTATGAAGAAGAAGATGAAAAGGATGAAGCCGTAGATGAAACTGTAGGTCAAGTAATTACTAAAGTTGAAGGCGATGAAATCGCTGATGAAGTTGCTGGAGATGATGGAATTGCAATTCCTGCAATTAAAGGTGACGGACCAGAAACTGCTGCAGGTATTGCAGGAGATATGATGGATATGGGTAAACCTAAATCTATTGAAGGTAAAGGTAAAGAACTAATTACTAAAGATCAAGAAATTACTGAAGTAGTTCCTGATGAAGCTAATGATCCTAAAGATGCAACTGTAGTTGTAAAAGAAGAGGAAGAAGTTTTACCTGATGATTCAATTGCTGAAAAGTTTAGAAAGATTGCTGCAAATAAAATTGGCAAGCTTAATGAAAAAGAAATCAAATCAGCTGATGAATTTAAAGAATATGCAATGTCAATTCTAAAAGATGCATTCGGTGAAGATTTTGATGAAGAAAAGGCAACTAAAACTGCTGATGGTTTATTAGACAAATATGGTGAAGACTATGGAGCAATGGTTGGAGCTTTACAATCCACAATGGGATCATAATAAATAAAACATGAAACACGTAAAATTGTTTGAACAATGGCTGGCCGACAAAAGCCAGCCATTTCTTTTTGAAGGTGGTGCAGCTGGCCACATGGCTCATCCTTTTGATGATAAAGACTTGACCTTTGGCGATTTTAAAGCAATGATTGATGCTGGTCTTAGAGGTCAGTTAAGCTTTGAAGAAGATCCTACGGAAAAGACTGATGGCCAAAACTTATTTGTAACTATACAGGATGGTAAAGTAAAATTTGCCAGAAATAAAGGCCAAATGGCAAATCCTATAGATCTTAATGGAATTATAGGTATGTTTACAGGACATGCATCAAAATTAGTAGAAGATACTTATATCTTTGCTGCTAAAGATTTAGATAAGCTATTAAGAAAACTTCCACCAGCAGACCAAGAAAAATATTTTAAGAATGGAAAGGATTTTATGAATATGGAATTAATCTATTCATTAAACCCAAATGTTATTCATTATGATACTGATGTTATACAATTTCATGGAATAAAAGAAACAGATGGAAAAGGTAATATCATAGGTACAAATAATAAACCTGCTAAAGAAATAACAAACATACTTCAAAAACTAAAATCTGATATTGGTAAAACATTTAAAATTATTCCTCCTAGAGTAATTCAATTACAAAGAGACTTAGATTTTACTGCAAACAAGAAAAGATTCATTAATCAAGTTAATGCTTTAGAAAAAAGATATGGCTTAAACGACGGAGATGAAGTTTCAAGATATCATGAAATGTGGTGGAGAGAATTAATAGATAAAGAATTTCCTAAATTATCTCAGGATGTAAAAGAAGGTTTACTTAGAAGATGGGCATACGGTGACAAGAAGACTTTAAACATGAGATCTTTAGCCAAACAAGTTGGACCTAAAGAGGCTGCACTAGTTAAAAAGTTTGATAAAGAAGATGTTGCCAAAAAGTATAAAGAAAACATTAGACCTTTTGAAGATCTGTTTTTAGAGTTAGGTTCTATTATTATGAAAAATGCTTCTAACTTTTTAGCAGCTAATCCATCAGGGGAAGCCCAAAGGTTAAGAAGAGATATAGAAGCTCAAGCAAGTAAGATTAAAAAGACAGGTGGGGTAGAACAAATTAAAAAGGTTGAAGCTGAACTTGCAAGGTTAAGTAGAATTGGTGGTATAGAATCAATATTTCCAACTGAAGGTATTGTATTTAAATATAAAGGTAAGATTTATAAATTAACTGGTACCTTTGCTGCAATTAACCAATTATTAGGACTAATAAAATACGGGAGATAATTGTTAATAACTTTTAGTTAAATAATTTTTTTATCCCAATTAAATTGATTATATTTATATAATAAAATAAAACAACAATATGGACTATTTACATACATTTGAATCTCTTAATGAATCTAGAGAATTAGATACC